AGCAAAAACTTCCGGGCACCCAGCGCATGCCGTTCAAGGACCGTGCCGCCGCGTGTGGCTATTGGGAGTTCCACAAACTGTACCCGGAGCACCGCCACATTGACCCGAAGCGCGTGTTACCGCTATGGGAGGCTGCAATCAAGGAAGAGCCGGAACTGACGCGGCAAACAATCATGGAATACGTGGCCGCCATGATTGACAACGGGGAGTACACCAAGGATAACGGCGCGTACTGTCCGGGCATGGTGAAGTTCTTTAATGAAAAGAAATGGCTGAGCAAGCCAGTGCGGACAGGGAAACCTGTCATACAAGAAAATCACGACCCAGATGATGACAAGCCTTTCGGAAGGAAAATCGTATGCTAGAGAATTTTTTTCTTAAGGGACAGAATGGCTGGGGCGAAATGCCAGACGGGAGCCGCTATCCGAAATACGATGCCGCCGTGGATGTGTGGGAATGCGAGCGGGAAGACCGCGGCACTTTTTACTGGCGCTGGAAGACGCACTGCTACGGGGCGCCTGCCGGGTCGTGCAACCGTGTGCTTCAGCCCTACGAGCACACCTACTGCCGCGCATGCGCCACACAGCACGACCGGGAATGCAGGGAATACCACCGCCTTGAAAAGCGGCGCAACATTTTGACCTGCGCCATTGAGGATGGGTCTATGCCGGAATGGTTCAAGAACTGGCAGCGCCCGTTGATTAAGCCGCAACAGGCCGCCGCGCTCGTGCAACTGGAAGGCAACGAAAACTGTTGCGCATTTATCGAGGGACTGAAGGGGCGCGGAAAGACAAGCCTGGTTTCCATTGTACTTTCATCGTACCTTGACCGATGCCGGACAGTGGCATTCGCGGTAGGCCAAACAGTTTACGAATCGCGGCGCAACCGGAATCTGTACCACGCGCTGTGCACGGCTGAGTTGCTCGTGTTTGATGACATCGAGAAAGACAATCTGCACGCGCTGAACGTGGCGCAAATTCATAACATCCTGTCGGTCAGAGAACAGGGGCGACTTCGCACGATTGCCACAAGCGAGATCGGCATGGATAACGTATCCGCGCTGTTTAAAAATTTAAGCAACGACCCGCACGGGACAAGCACGCTCGACAGGTTGAATTTTCCAAAAGCGCCTTGCTTACAGATTGAGTTGACCGGCGAAAACTTACGGAGGACGGCATGACCACCATCGAAAAACTAAACGCCGTGATCGACAGCAATGTGCACCAAATCCTTGATCCTCTGGCCGTGCAAGCGGCGCAGGCGGCGATAACGGAAATTGAAACGCTAGCCCGTGCGCTGGAGTTGGCGTGCGAGGTACTAGCCGAGCAATACGGCTGCATGATCCACACGTACTGCCCGTGGATAGATGATGATTCGATAGATTGCAACGAATGTTTGAGACGCCACCTGCTGGCGCAGGCCGAACTGGAAAGGGACGAAGGATGAAACGAAAACTAATAGCAGAGATTGCGGGGTACGCCTACGCAACGATAGACCTGTACGCCGCGACGCATTCCGAATTCCATCGCGGCCAGTTGATAGCGTACATCAACACGCTGTATGCTGTCGGTGGGAGTGCGGCAAAGCGACTGCAAGGCGAACTAAAACATGTGTATAACGATTGGATAGACGCGCTTAACATGGAGGCCGCGCAACGACCTGTCGCGCCTGCACGCGCCGGACGCAACACCTCACCCGCTGTGGGTGCTGGAGTTGCGAGAAAGGATTGCGCATGTCGGACAGCCCGGCGTGCGAACGATACACAACAAGAAAACCAAGGAAAGGACCGAAACATGAGAAAACGCAACCCTAACGCCACCTGCGGGACGTGCCCGTACTGGCGCCAAAACCCCAAAAGCACATGCGGCAACTGCCAGGCAGTGAGCTGGACTTGCATCGAGAAATTGGACACTGAATGGTGTGGCCAGCACCCAGACTTCTGGGAGACGGAACGCGCGTCTGATAAACAGGCACGTTGTCCCCGCGATTTTGTTGACGCCGTGCCTCGCGATTATACCGGCAATGCCGATGATATGATCGCGGAACTGGAGGCGGAGGTGGAGTCGAGCCGCAACCCAGGCAGTACACGAATAAGACAAATAAAAGTATCGCCTACAAAAATACGTGCGGCAATGGAAAGGGCTACCAAAAATTCAAAAACATGGGCGGTCTGGAAAGATCAGAAGCCAACAAAAAAAGGGAGCAAAGAATGACCTGCCGCACCTGCACGCGCCGGACGCGGCGAATAGAAACACAACCAAGGAAAGGACCGAATCATGAAACGAAACCCTAACGCCACCTGCAGGACGTGCCCGTTCTGGCACCAAAACCCTAAAAGCACATGCGGCGTATGCCGGCTGAATCCCGAGGTTGTAGAGATGCTGGACACCGAATGGTGCGGCCAGCACCCGGACTTCTGGGAGGAAGAGATCACAAAGCAAGCCTCGCCGGACTATGACCCGCCCACACACGACGACGTGCTCGCAGCGTACCGGACGGCGGTGGAGATGGCGCAATGTTGTACGGGCAGAATTTGCGACAGATGCGCAAACGCTCGCACTGTGGCATGTGGTCGTTGTCTTGTCGGCTGGAAGTTGCAGTTCCAGCCCAAGGAGGACGCGCAATGAACCCTGAACTTTTGCCCTGCCCGTTTTGCGGGCACGAGGCGGAGATTATCAGTACCGAAACATTAAGCACTATCGAATGCACGCTGTGTAGTGCAAAGTTCGAAGACACTGGAAGTGTATTTTGTGCCGTCGCCAGGTGGAACTTCCGCACCCCAGCCCCCGCGCTGCTTGACGAAATCGAGCGGCTGCGGGAGGAGAATGCCCTGCAACACTCCCAACTATTAGAGCAGGCGATAAATGTTTTGCCCGATCGCGACGCAACAATCGAGCGGCTGCGGGAGGAGAATGCGCGACTGAACAGGTGCTTTGGTCGGCAACAGGAAATCGCGAATGAGGCGCAGACAGAACTGGCAAAAGCACGCGCCCGCGTCGCGGAACTGGAGGCAGAGGTCGAGTCGAGCCGCCGCGCCCGCGTCGATGGACTGGAGGCGAAGGTAGATTATAAAATATGCAGCAACTGCAAGTATGAAGAGCTTCAATCTACACAAGAGCCGTGCAACAGTTGCGTCGGCGAAGAATACCCAGGCTGGGAACCCAAGGAGTACACACAATGACCATTTCCGCACCCTCGCGTAAATGGCACAACCCGGGCCCCGTGACGCGGTACTGCCCGGCGTGCGGATTCCCGAAGCCCTGCGCGCATGTGCGGCCTGTCTACACGCCGCCCGTGACGCTGTCCAGCGATTGCGCGTACACCTGCCACTGCCCAACGTGCGGCACGGAGTTGGAGCGCATCACGCCGGAGGATGACGGCACAAGAAAGGAAACATCATGAGTTATTCTGCGGTTGGACTGGACAATCCAAAAACAGACGCAAACATCGGCAGTGCGTTACGTGCGTGCGGTGTTTTTGGCGCGGCCATGATTGCGGTATCAGGAAGGCGATACAAAAAAGCGCCCACCGATACCATGAAACAGTATCGCCACATTCCACTTATTCAGTGCGAGGATTTGCGCGCAATCATCCCGTATGACTGCATGCCCGTCGCTGTAGATTTGATTGATGGGGCGCAAAGCATTTTTGAGTATAAGCACCCGAAGCGCGCGTTCTATATTTTTGGAGCGGAGGATGCGACATTGGGAGATCGCGTTTTGTCGTGGTGCCGCGACGTGATTTATATCCCGTCAAATCGTTGCTTAAACCTTGCGGCGTGCGTCAATGTGATTTTGTACGATCGCGCATTTAAGGAGTTCACATATGGCACATAAACGCATTGATTACGCCGGGTCGAACAACCCGATCTATTTCGGCGGCGAGTGGCAACCGTCACCGACGGACAAAAAACACTATGCCAAAATGGACATTATGTTTAAGGATTCGGATCTCCTAAAGCAAGTTGAAAAACTTAGTCAACCGGAATTTGAATTATGGCTTTCACAACAAGCCGATAGTTTTGACTGTATAACGCCCGTCGTTGGTGGGGCTGGCATAGGGTCAGCCCTGCCGCGACGCGGTAGGCCACGGAAGGAGGCAAGCAATGAAATGGATTAAATGCAGCGAGCGGATGCCGGAAAAAGAAGGGAGGGTGTTGGTGTGGCATGGCAAATCCAGCTGCTGGGACATCATTGAGTGGACGGGCACACAATGGGATCCGCCCACATCGGAATATGACGCTGTTACCGAATGGATGCCTCTGCCCGACAGACAGGATGGGGACGAATGACCCCGCAAGATTTCGCGCTGTGGTTTCTATCCCGCCTTGCGCCAAATCCCGAACTGTGCTATAATTCCGGCATGGACGCGATCAACAAAATGCTTTCCGGCGCGGGCGGGCGGTTGACACATTACCTGATCACCACTTCCCATTCCCTTTCCTTCACTTCCCTTGGTTCCCGCCCGCGCTTATTTTTTTGGAGCACGCTATGACGCTGCATAAAGATTTCGCAAAGACCGGCCAAATCACCGAACATTTCGCGCTGTCGGAATTTGCCTGCAAGGGCCGCAACTGTTGCGGTGGCGCAGCCCCGATAAATTTTGAGTTGGTATTCTTGCTCGAAAAATTGCGCTCGATTGTGGGCGGGCCGCTGCTTATCAATTCCGGCTTTCGCTGCAAGGTCCATAACGCCCGTGTGGGCGGCGCGAAATTCAGCACGCACATGCTGGGGCTGGCGGCGGACCTTCCGACACCGCGCGGGCTGACACCCATCAAGTTTGCAAACATGGCCCGCAAGGCGGGCATTCCGAACGTCATCAAATACGATTGGGGCGTTCACTGTGATGTCCGTTCGTGGTAAGGATTGTATGATTTTAATGCCCAATAAAAAATCCTGGACGGATTTTGAACTTGTTGGAACTTTAGCGGATCTTCCAGACCCTACCGCAATTTACGGCGTTCAGGGTAATGCGCTATCCGCCCTGATTAGTGAGTGCATCGAAAATCGCAAGCAAATCGCGGCACTAAAAGAACAAGTCGAAATTTTGAAGGACGCTTACCAGTGCGCGAAAGACCGCGCTAAGGATAAATTTTAAGGAGACCGATATGAATCGAAGCATTGTAACACTGGCCGTGTTAGCGTGCATGGTATTCGCCGTCACGCTGTCCGGCTGCCAGACGCAACAGCCGCAGACCATCACGCGCGCGGACCTTGTGCGGCTTGTCAACGGCGCGCAACTGGCCTTGGACCTGGGGCTGACCCTGGCCGAAATGCGGGGCGCGGACGCGGCGACCATTGACACGGCGCGGGAACATAGCATGCTGGCGTTTGCCGTTGCCCGTGACGCGCTGGCGGTGGACTTGAGTGATCTTGACCGGGATAAACTCGAGGCTGCGGTTGCTCAATTACGTGTGGTGGCGGGGGATGTTCTTGCGCTCTGCGAGGCGGTGGGCGTGAACGAGGTGCGGTTGCAGGCTATATCGTTGGCTGTGGACCGCGCCTTTTTTGTGTTGTCGCAGGTGGTGGGTAATCTCCGGTGAGCGGCTCATAAAGGGGAACAGAGATGATTTGGGGATTGATTAGAAATTTATTCTTCCCTGCGGGCGGCAAAATTACGGCGCATTCTTACCTATGGCCGGATTGGTCGGATGGGTACGGGGGAGTAGTGGTCAAGAGGAAACCGCAACGGGAGAATTCCGATGTTTAAATTCTTAAGTTTGATTCCGTCGCTTTTCGGCATCATCCGGCGCGGCAAAGTCTTGGCGACGCTGGCGCAATCCAAGACCACCAAGGCCCAATACACGGCGATCCTGATCGCGGGCGTGCTGCTTGCCGCCGTGGGCTATTTTGTGCCGCAGGTGGCAGACAACGATGTCGCCGTGGCCCTGATTGTGCTTATCGTCCCGGTGATTTCGCGGCTGCTACTATTCCGCCAAAAGCCAAACGCAGACAACGATATCGTGATGCTTGCCAAAGTCCAACAGAGTGACGACGCGCGGGACTGGTGGGAGCCGTGGCATGATGTGCTTCGTATCGCGCGGGAATTGGGGTACGAGCGCGGCGTGGACTACGACGGGGCGGTCTGGGACGTGACCACGGGCGAGCGCACGGGCGAAACGATACGGATAGAGGCGGATTGGAGCGGCGCCCTGGGCAAATTGTTTTCCGACAAGTTTGGCACACAGGACAGCACGAGCGGGGCGACGGTGTCGGGCGTGTCGTTGCCGCAAGAAGACAGCACGGATAATGGACAATGACTATCGGACGCGCATTATATGGCCTTTATTGCCGATATTATTGGGAGTGGAAATGCTCTGTGATTGAATACACGAGCATACACCGCATTATCACGGAAAGCAAAAGTCAAGTAAAAGCCCATGCTTTAGGCACAGCAACTTACGGACGAAGGTGGAATGATATGTTCAGGATTTATCGCGACATAATTAAGATATACGCCGATAACACGGACAACGAACAATGAAGGGGTACGAATGGAGCAGCAGTACAATCACGACCTGTGTCTTAAATTGCACGCCGATATCGAGCACCGGCTTGAGCGGGGAGACCAGATGATGCAGGCCATTTGGACGGTATTGAGAGACGGTAACGGTAAGCCAAGCCATGAAACGCGCATTGATCGGATTGAACGCGCCATGGAGCGAAACAACAGTTTATTGTGGCGATTCCTGACACCCGCGCTGCCGCTGATTTATGGCGTGATCGCGGCAGGCGTGGTGATGTATTTGCAGAGTTAAAAATGAATACTTCCACCACTAAAAAAGGGCGGGGGCAACCGCCACATAATCCAACGACCCTACAGCGGACTATGGTGCGCGCTTTGGTTACGGCGGGCGTTACGCAGGCCCGCATATCTAATGTTGTTGGTATTGACAAAAAGACATTGATCAAGCATTACCGGGAGGAACTGGACAGCGCGCGGGACGAAGCGTTAGGCCGCAACACGGTCGCCCTCATGCGCATGGCTGACAAGGGCAACGCGGCGGCAGCGATCTACCTGCAAAAATGCCTGGGCGGGCGCGAATGGAACGAGCGCAACCAGACCGAGCACGAGGGAACAATCACGCTAAGGGTGGTGTATGGCGAAAGAGATTAAAATCCACCTTCGCAACCCGCACGCCAAACAGCGGGAATTCCTAGACAGCAAAGCCAAGCGGCGCATCATCCGCGCGGGTCGCCGCGGCGGCAAGACGGTTGGCATGGCGATCTACGCGGTTGAGATGTTTCTTGCGGGGCGGCGCGTGTTGTACGCGGCACCGACACAGGACCAAGTTGCAACGTTCTGGTTTGAGGTGTGCGAGGCCTTGCGCGAGGCCGTGGATGCAAACGTATTCACCAAAAACGAAACCAACCACACGATAGAACTACCGCACACCAAGCAGCGCATACGCGCTAAGACGGCATGGAACGCGGATACACTACGCGGTGACTATGCGGACGTTCTTATCCTTGATGAGTTCCAGCTAATGTCTGAGGACACATGGGACACGGTAGGCGCGCCGATGCTGCTGGACAATGACGGGGACGCGATATTCATCTACACGCCGCCGTCCTTACGCACTACAAGCCGCACTAAGGCGCGCAACCCGCGCCATGCGGCTGAACTATACCGCAAGCACGCGCATGACACTGACGGGCGCTGGGCGTGCTTCCACTTTACCAGCCTTGAGAACCCGCACATAAGCGCGGACGCCTTGGACGAAATACGCGCGGACATGACGGCACTTGCGTACAAACAGGAAATCATGGCTGAGGACGTGGACGAAGCACCGGGCGCATTATGGCGCTGGGACGTGATCGAGCGGTTGCGCGTGGACAAGGCGCCGGACCTAAAATTAATTGCTGTGGGCGTTGATCCATCCATAACCAGCATGGGCGACGAATGTGGCATTGTGGTGGTAGGCTTTGGCACGGATGATCACTACTACGTATTGGATGACGTTAGTCTGCAAGGCGCGCCGATTGTTTGGGCACAGGCCGCGATCCGCGCGTATGAACGGCACGAAGCGAATAAGATCATTTACGAAACCAACCAGGGCGGCGAAATGGTGAGGCAGACATTGCAGACGGCGGGCGAGGCGCACATGCATGGCGTACACGCATCGCGCGGCAAGTACACACGCGCGGAACCTATCAGCCTGTTGACTGAACAGGGCAAGGTCCACCACGTCGGACGATTTGACAAATTGGAATCCGAGTTGTGCCTGTGGGAGCCGGGCGCAACGGAAAGCCCGAACCGCCTTGATGCTTTTGTGTGGGCGGCAACATGGTTGAAGGAACAGAGCGTCCGAAAAGAAGCGAGGCTGTATCATTGAGCTTGTACGACTATCCTGTATTTGAGCCGAAAAAACAAGGGCGACTGACAATCCTTATTTGCACGCCGGACAGCCAAAGCCAACGTTTTGTGCGGTGTTGTGAAAGCCTTATCGCAACCACGCGCGGCATGGCCTACGACCTGATGATTCACGACAATCGGCGCAACCTTGAATTCAGCCACCAGACAGAAATCAACCGGGCTCTAGATATTTCTCCCGGCCCGCTGCTTACGATTGATGATGATGTTGTTTTGTCCGGCGCATGGCTGGAGGCGATGCTGGCGCAACTGGGGCCGGGTGTGGGCATTATCAGCCCGTCCACTACCTTCCCTGATGGGCGTATCTTGTCCCGTGGCGCAACGTTCAGGCGCAATGGCGAGGCGGTCTTGTTTCGAGGCGAAATCAGCGCGCCGATATATGTCCCGTGTATTGGCTCGTGCTGCTCACTGATCAACACACATGCCCTCGGCGGCATGCGCTACAGCCTGGAATATGAGAAATATTGTTTCGATCCAGACATGTCATTCCGATTGTGGGAGCGCGGCCTGTCCACGGTTGTCATACCGGAGAAAATCATACACGACAGCGGCGGGACCATGCGGGATTTGGGAATTAACAGAAAGCCGCTATTCCGCCATGACGAGGAGGTGTTCCGTAAAAACTGGATAAACACAGGGCGGCTTGACGATGTGTATGAACGGTACTCCCACCACTGGCCCGAAGAACTAAGGAGAATATCGTGAGAGTATCCATACTTGTATGCACGCCCGACAGCAGCACCCTAAGGTTTCAAATGGCACGGGCTAATAAGGAAATCATTGTATGTATAACGGCACGCCTTACGTAAGACTAGATGACAACTGCAAGTACTGGGACGCTGACGGGTTCCGCGTGCTGCGACCTGTGGGAACGAAATGGGTGCGCGGGTTGCAGGCATGGTGTGAGGCGATCCCCGAGGAATTGCGGGATGCGCTGGCCGTAATTGGCGCGTATACAGGCGAGGGTTCGTTGATTCAATCTCGCTATTTTCGGCGCGTGATCGACATGGATCCATGGGAAGGTGTGGAGGATATATACAAATGCTACCTGCGCCGCACAGCCCAAGCGACAAACATCGAGCACATTCGGGGCTACAGCACGCGGGTTATTCCAGTGCTTCCAGCGGGCAAGTATATTTTTTATATCGACGGCAATCACCGAAGGCGAGCGGTTGAGGCTGATATAGTCTCTTGTCTTGCCCGACTGGGCAAGGGCGATTACATAGGCGGGCACGATTATGTTGAGGGGTCGGGGGTTCAAACGGCCGTGGATCGGTATTTCAAATCCGTTCGCGTGTTTGAGGATTATTCATGGTTGGCAGTAGTAGGCTGATTTTTGTTGCTTGCACGCCTGATATGGAATGTGTCCTGGAATGCACGCGGCAGTGTATCGAGGAATACGCTGTCAGGTGTGGAGCAACAGTCCATTATTTTTTGGGCAACGACGCGCGATGGTATCACGGAAAATTCAGAATCTTTGAGGCCGGGGAATATCCATTTAACGGCGATGAGCGCGTATTGATTATGGATGCCGACGTTAAGCCGCTTGCATGCGCCCCTGATATCTATAAGCAATACCCGCGCGGTAACTGGATGGTCAACGAACTGGAGGTCATGAACCACCACGTCGAACTTCATAGACAGGAAGTGGTATCACACCTGCGGCAATGCGGCATTGATACGACCGGCTTTTGTTGGGACAAATCCGCATGGTGGAATCCAGGCGTTGCCCTGCTCGATGCGGAGGCCGTAAGGTCTATATACCAGATGCCGCCCTACAATCCATGCGAGCGGCGTTTCCACGTCGGGGGCAATCTTGTGGTCAAAAACATGCCCTGGATTAATTACAGAATCAATGCGGCTAAGATCAACATTGGTAGGCTGGACAGGCGATACAACACTTTTAGCACGCGTCCCAATCCAGAGGTACGGCGGGCGCATTTTTTGCACTACGTCTGCCAGCAGGCACCAGAGAACAGAAACAAGATTAAGGTCCAAATGCTAAAGGGGCCTCAGCGTATCCATTGCGTTATCGCACGCGACCAGCACAACTGGATTCTCGGCCGCATGTGTAGGGCGATACAGGAGACCGCGCCCGAGGGGGCAATTTGCACGGAAGGTGATCGCCCCGTGAATCAGGCAGGCGTGATCAATTATTATAACCCCTATCGAGGATTCCGCCACAAAACACAAGGCCACGATGTGGTGTTTTGCACTCACCCCGAGATTCCGGCCACTTGGGCGCGCGCAACACGGGAAGCGGACCATATTGTGGTGATGGCCCATAAGTGGAAGCAACACCTGATTGAACAGGGCGTCCCGGAGCACAAGATCACGCACATCCCTCCCGGCGTGGATGCATGGTTTTTGGATCCGCGCCTCCGCATATTCAATCCCTGCAAAATGCCGGACGGAAGTTACGGTGAGCGCAAAGGGAAACGGCTTTGGGCGCGGCTGCGCCATGAGCCATGGCTGGAATGTATTTGCTCTGGCGGGGCCATGTCCGAGGCCGAATTACACCTACAATACCTTGCCTGCGATGTGGTGGCGTCCACCGCCGTGCCTGACTACGGGGGCGAAGGCGGCCCCATGTCGTGCAAGGAAGGGCTGGCCTTGTGTAAGCCAACGGTGATGCCTGCCGGCATTGGCCTGGTGGACGAGCACGCGGATCACCCGTGCTTGTTGCGGTATCCGGCCGGGGATTACGACGCGCTGATTGAAACCTTGAAGCCCCTATACCACGCCAAAGTCGACGGCAAAATGGCGGCGGCAGATTGGACCTGGGAGGCATGGGGAAAAGCGCACTGGGAGGTATTCAGCGGCCTTATGCCAGAACACGCGCCACAGCAATCGCCGGTAAAGCAAACTGAGGACCGGAACGTGCCGCTGTTCTTCAGCGATCACCAACGCGACAAGCCGGAAATATTGGAGTACGTCACGAACAAGGGATTTATCCCGGTAGAGGTCGATTCGCCCGAGGGCGCGATAGGCCTTACCGCCGTTGAGGGCAAGCCTGTGTTTGCTAGAAACCGATACATCAAACAACACTTGGGGGCTTATAAATGAAAACCATAGCCGAACTGACAACGCTGCACGATACAAAAGTAAGCGCGCACAATATTTCGTTGCAGTACTACGACAGCACGCGACAGCCGCAATACCTGACGGAACGCCTGCGCGATTTCTTCAACCAGAACACGCACTATACTATGAACTGGATGTCGGGCGTGGTGGATGCTGTGCGTAACAAGGAGACTATCGAGGCCTTCACCATCGCGGCCGCGAATGGACAGGACGACGCGCGCACGGACGTGCTGAACACAATCGGGGACCGCAACCAGGGCGCATGCGAGGCGGATTTGGTTCACGAATTCGTACACGCCACGGGCGAGGGCTTCATTGTCGCGGGCATCGACGAAAACGGGCAAGCGTCTTTTTTCGCGCAAGACCCGCGCTGCATCGAAGTGGTGTACAGCGACACCAACCCGCGCGAAATCGTACAGGCGGTAAAGTTCTGGCTTGACGGCAAGACGCACAAGGCAACCGCATGGACAAAGCAGGATGACGGCGTATACGAGGAAACGCTTACCGGCCGCAGCACCACGCAAACCGACGCCGCACTGGCACAGATTGAAAACGGCATCACCTACACGAGCGACGGCGATCCGGTCAAGACCATCTACCCGCGCGTTCCCGTGTTCCACTTCCGGCGATCCGCGCGAAATATCAAACCGGAATTTTATCAGGTGCAAAGCATCCAAGATAGCATCAACAAGACGTTTGTTGCGCTTGGCTTTTCTATTGAAAACGCGGCGGATCGCATACGCTGGGCAATCACCAACGCGGACATGAGCGTATTCCAACAGGCCAAGGCGGGCGACGTGGTAGCGATCCCACCGTCAAGCCAAGGCGAGCAACCGTCCACGCTGGGCGAATTCGGCGCGTCCGACCTGCAACAAATTAGCGCGCTGCTTGATGGCTGGGTTGCAAACACGGCCGCGATCACCGCAACGCCCTACCATTTCTTCAGCAACGGCGGCGCGTCCGGCTTAAGCGGCGAAGCGTTGCAGGCGCTGGAATCGCCGCTTGTCGCCAAGATCACGCGGTATATCCGGCGGCTGTCCCCGGTGTGGGAAGATTTGGCCGCATTTGTGCTTACCGTCGAAGGCAGCGCCACAACGACCGACGAAGTCACATGCACCTATGCCGATCCGCGCACCACGCTGGTTATTTCGCAGGCGACGGCGCGGGCAACCAACGTACAGGCGGGCATCCCGGTAACGTGGCAGTTGCGCAATGAAGGATACCGTGAAAGCGAAATTGAACAGTTGCTTACCGACCGGGTCCGCGAAACACCGCCGGACATGGACGAAGCCGCATTGCAGGAGGTCTACGACCGCATGAGCGAGCGCAATGCGCGCATGGTGGAACCGATGGTCAAAGAGGCCTTGGACGCGATAGGCGCGGCAGCACTAGACCAGATACGTGCATCCGGAATTGTGGAACGCGCGACTGAGGCCCAATAATGACCATAGAACACGAAATCAGCCAACTTGCTTCCGAGTTAATGACAAAGCGCGCCTATGCTGATTTTGTCAACAAACTGGCGTCTGCGCTTGAGGCGGCGCATCTGAACGGCGACGCGGCGTTTGTGACCGCTGCGCCGTCGCCCGTCGCCCTGCTACGTGCGCGCGAACTGGCACAGACCGCCGCCGAAAGCCTTGCTCGTGACCTTACCCAGACGCAACTGAAAAGTATGGGCGAAACACTGGCGCGCGGTATCGCCGAAGGTAAACGGCCGGCAGACCTGTACAACAAACTACAGGAGGTGCAAAGCCTTGATTCCAATCGAGCGCGCACGTTGGCGAATATGGAGAAGAAACTGAAGGAGGCGGGTGTTGACGCGGACAAACAGGCGCGTCTTTTGGAGAAGGAGCGACAACGCCTGTTACGGGAACGGCGCAAGACCATAGCACAAACGGAAGGCCGTAACGCCACCAGCGAAGCGAGGCGCGCGGCGGCTGATGACCGCAAGGATGAGTTTAAGCGCTGGATTACGTCGCCCGATGAGCGCCTATGCGAGGTGTGCGACGGCAACGAGAACGACGGTGTGATACCGATTAATGAAGCATTTTCTAGCGGACACATGCACACACCGGCACATCCTAATTGCAGGTGTACTGTCGCCTATTTATCCGGCGGCAAGGACAAGGAAATATCAGAGAAACGAGTGGCGCGCAAGATAGCGGCCAAACAACAAGCCAAAGAGGAAAGAAGCGATGAGAAAGAAGACTAGCACTAATCCAAAGAATAAAGTAGTTGACACAGATTGCGAGCCTGTGCTAACATTACCACAGAGCCAGTCACTGACAGGCCGGATGTACGGCCTGCGGCAATCAGCGTTAAGCCTTGCCGCACAGTGCGAGCAGATCATCGAATATCTGCGGCGTAACAGTTAAATCAATTTAGACTCCTAAAACAAAGCAATTTTGTAGAGCCTGCTTCCGAGCGGTAACGCCCGGACGCGGGCTCTTTTTTTTGGCTCAAACCACAACAAGGGAGCAACACAAATGGCTGACGAACCGAACGCAACACCGAACGCGGGGGCAACCGGAGACGGGGGCAAAGGCGCGGATGGTAACGCGGGCGACGGGCGGGACAAATGGACCCGCGAAGACTGGGATCGGCATGTACAGCGGGAGTCCGACAGGCGGGTCACCGATGCGCTGAAAAAGCGCGAAGAGGAATACAAAGCCCTACTGTCCGACACCAACAAGACGGCCGAGGAAAAGTTGAAGACGTACGAGGCGCAACTGCAGGACGAACGCACGCGCGCCGATTTTCTGGCGGAGGCGATACAGCACGGGGTGACAGATCCGCGCGCCGCTTTCGCCGTGGTGAAAGAATACAAACTTGCCGATACCAAGGGGCGCGTCAACTTCGACGATTTGAAGAAAGCGCACCCGGCACTGTTCGCCCAAAGCGGCAGCACTCGGAGTGTTGCGGGGGCTACGGGCGACACAGGAGGCGGAAAACGAAACATGACACAACTGCTGCGAGATGCAGCAAGGGGGATTTAGTTAATGGCGACATAAGATTCCGAAATCACAACCTCAACCCTTAGCACTGCAATGCAGGAGCCGGAGGTTTACAAGCCGATATTTCAGGCCGCTGTGAATGCCAGCGCCGCGATGACGCTTGCCACGCGCCTGCCTGACATGTCACGCAACACGCGCAACATGACCGTAATGAATTCCCTGCCGCTTGCGTACTGGCAGAGCACCGGCACCAGCCTGAAGCAGACAACGAACGCAACGTGGAAAAACAAGACAATCACCGCCGAGGAGCTGGCAGTAATCGTTCCGATCGCGGAAGACCTGCTGTACGACACGGAAGGCACAGGCTACGACCTGTGGGCGGAACTCACCCCGCGCGTTGGCGAATCGATGGGCAAACTCATCGACCAGGCCATTTTCCACGGCACAAGCCTCCCGGCAACGTGGATCACCAACACGTCCGGCACGGCTGCCGGACTGGTTGCGGGCGCAACGGCGGCATCCAACACGGTCACCGCCGGGACGGGCGTGGACCTGTACGACGACATCTTCGGTTCCGGTGGCGCCATTGCGCTGGTGGAGGCTGCCGGGTTCGACGTGAACGGCATGGTCGGCCCGATTTCCAGCAAAGGGACGTTGCGCCAAGTGCGCGCGAACATCACCGCGACCGGCGCTGGCCTGCCCTTGTTTGAGCAGAACGCGGACGGAACCATGAACATCGGCGGCTACCGCGCGATCTTCCCAAAAAACGGCGCGATTGACGATTCCGCCGCCGGGCTGATTGTCGGCGATTTCTCGCAGCTGGTATATGCCGTGAGGCAGGACATCACTGTGAAACTGCTCACCGAGGGTGTGATCCAGGACGGTGACGGGGCGATTCAGTTCAACCTGGCCCAGCAGGACATGGTCGCCTTGCGCTTCGTGTTCCGGCTCGGCTTCCAGATCAGCAACTACGTGACGCAGGCCCAGGGCACCGAAGGCAGCCGCTATCCGTTCGCGGTCGTGATCCCGGCGGGCACCTGACCATGGCCGTATCCGCCGCTGACATAGCGCGCACGCGCGCCTTATCCGCCGCACCCGTTGCGGATTACAGCGATGCCGCAATATCCGCCGTAATCGCCCTGTACCCGAAGTATGATTCGACCGGCCTGGCGCCGGATGACGAAGACTGGACAGAAACATACGACCTGTACAGGGCGGCGGCGGACATTGCGGATCAACGCGCGGCGGCAGTGGCGACCCTGTACGATGTTTCCGCCGATGGCGCAGGACTGTCCCGCAGCCAAGTGCAAGCGCAGCTATACGCGCTAGGCACCCGGTTACGGTCCCGCGCCTCGGCGGTGCTTACACGCTGTGCGATTGAAGAAACAGACGGCGCTGATAACGAATACGAAGACGACGACGAGGAAGGTAATGGCTGAGGCGTACACAGGCGATTATGCGGACATACGCGCCGCTGCGGAATCCACGTTCCGCGACAAGTGCAAGATCGGCACGGCAGCACGCGCAAGCGGGTACGAGCCGAACGCGCTTACTTGGACGTATGGATCCGAAATCGCCTGTGGCTTTGACGCGGCCAAATCCACCGAGGTATCGGACGGTAGCGCGGCGACCTTGACGGACGCGGTAATGAGGCTTGGGCTAAGCAACACCGTAACCGGACACAACCGGATACAGGTGACCGAGCGTAATACCACGGACGTTGCGGAATACTACGCGATTATCGGCGAACCACGGCGCGGCCTTTCGTGCTGGGTGTTGAACCTGAAACGCTTAACCGGGAACAGTGCGATATGAGCGCGGTACAAGATAACAGCCGTAGTGTGCTCGAAGAAGCGCGGCGGCTTGCGGCTGAACAGATCGCAACTTTCTGCGGGTCCATGGCGGAAGCGGCAAAAGAACTGTCGCCTGTAGATACGGGCCATAACCGGGATTCAATCGACCACAAGGCTAATGGTCTTAACGGCGAAATCTTCACCGAGTCAGGCTATGGCGGCTGGTTGGAAGTAGGCACGTCGCAGATGGCTTCACAGCCCTATTTCCGGCCAGCGTTTGAGCAAACCAGACAGGACATGGCGGGATGAGTACCACGACGTTAGATAGGCTTTGCGCGTACTTGGACACGGCGCTTGAGGGCGACGCGGACGTGTGGCGCAACAGCCTGCCGGCCGGGTACGACAACACCGAAGCGGCCTGTGTGGTATCGCTGCAAAGCGAAGCGCATCACCAAAGCCGCGCCGATCGTGACGTGCGTTTTGAGGTGCGCGTATACGGCGGGTCCGTGCAATCCACCGAGGCCGCGCTGCTTGGAGAAGAAGTAATCGACCTGTTGAACAACGCCTACAGTAACGCCCTGTACATTCAGCGTATAGGCGAGATTGTAGGCCAGGAATTACCGCCCGAACCCGTGACGGGTTGGCCGTCATACCGGATAACCGGGCGCATGTTGATGACAAACCAAACTTTAGGGGGAACATAATAAATGGCAACCTCTGTAATTCACAGAATATCCGTACACCCAATGGCGGGAACCACGCCGCCGACCATACCAACGCTGGGCAGTAACTACAGTGCTGCCACGCTACAGGCGGCCGGGTGGGTGACCATCGGCTCGGTTGACCTGGGCGACGACTGCAACCTCGATTCAGAGAGCATCGGACAGGTGCCGCTTTTCGAGGCAACCGAAATCCTGCCGCCCGGATCGCTCACGCGCAACGACACTATTGTGCGCCACAACGGGATCGACGAGATCACCTGGACCTGTTATGACGTGTCTCAGGATGTCGTGGAACTAGATTCCACCGCGTCCGTTGACGGCGTACGGGTCACGCGCGACCGTGACGTGACATACCGCTCCGTGCTTGTGGAGATCACCGGCTTGCGCTGCGACTACTACCCGCGCGTACTGCTGCGTATCTCGAATGAGCCCGGCGGTTTCGGACCCGGCGATGCGGTATGCAAAACCGAATTCACCGGCAGCGTCCACGCCTACAACACCAATCACGGCGAGTATGATGATGACGTGCCGACCGGCCGCGTTCAGACCTACTACGTTGCGGGTACCTGATAATGCCGAAACAGTCTCATGAAATCGCACAGGAAAGCCGCGAACAAGAAGCGGAGATTTTAGGGGGACGGTCCCGGCGTGCCGTGATTAATGGGCGTGAATACACGTTCCTGCAACCGTCGCGCCGGGACAATCGGTTCATGTTTGCGGACGTTGTCAAGATTCAGCAACTTGCGCAACGTCAAGAGAACCGCGTGCGCGTGCTGATGGAAATGTTCCAGTTTTTGATTGACTGGCATCCCATGATTGCCGCCAATGAAGTGGCGATAGAAGACGCGATGCGCGCGGAACTGTCCACGGGCTCGGCCAAAACCAGTACCGAAATCGCGCAGGCATACAAGGAGCTCGCGCTGCTAGTCAGCGCCCCTTTCCGATCAGCGGCGTCCATCCCAAAAGCCGAGAAGGACACCTAGAGTCCGACTGCTACGACCTGCTTATGCGAGAGTACGGCGTGTCGTTTCACGAAATTGAGACGCAATGGACCGAGGAACAATTCCAGTTGTTCCTGAGGCGCATACAGGCCCGCAAAGCGAAAGAGGCGAAGGCGCTGCAGAAGGCGCGCGGTAACCGGCGCGGCGGCGGCAGCTGGCAGAGGTACACGTAATGGCTATTAATGCGGGCGACGCAATATGGAAAATATCGGGCGACATCGGCGACCTGCAAAGCGCGCTTAGCGAGGCGACTTCCGCCGTACAGTCCACCACGTCCGAGGCCGAAAGCGCGGCGACCATTGCCATATCCGGCGATTCGACGGAACTGGAATCCACGCTTGACAGCGTAGCGTCGGACGTTTCCTCCACCGTAAGCGATGCGAGCGGTGACGCAACCGTTGAGGTATCCGGCGATTCCACGGACCTAGACAGCACCCTGGAAAGCGTAGCCAGCGAGGTGTCTTCCGCCGTGGATGAGGCCACAGGCAACGCCACGGTAGAGGTAGACGGCGACAGCGCGCCGCTGGAATCCACTCTTGACAGCGTAGCGGAAACCGTCGAGAGCGCCGTGGGATCCGTGGACGCTACGGTCATTGTTGAGGCCGATGCGTCACAGGCTGAAAGCGAGATGAGCAGCCTTGCGGATAGTGCAACCGCCGCCGCAGCCGAGGCAGAGAGCGCGTTTCCGATCGAAGCGACCGCAGACACAAGCCAAGCCGAGGGCGCGCTTGACCAACTCACCGAAAAAGCGGCCATGTCCGCGAAAGATATAGCGGGGCACCTGTCCACCATCGGCACAGGTATGACTGTTTTAGGTGCTGGTATTACGGGCGCGCTGGGCGGCGTGCTGTACATGTGGACGGAATACGGCAGTGAGATCAAGGACGCAAGCGACCGGACGGGCGTAGCGACCGAAGCGTTAAGCGAACTGAAATTCGTACTTGAACAAAACGGCACAGAATTGTCAAGTTTTGAAATGGCACAGCGCAACCTTACGCGCGCCCTGGATGAGGCTGAAGCGGGCGAAGGCGCACAGGCCGAGGCGTTGGCGCAACTTGGACTAAGTTATGAGTCTTTGCGCGCCATGAAGCCTGATGAACAGTTCAAGTCCGTGGCGTTTGCAATCGGGCAGGCGGGCGATTACACCACACAAGCGCAACTGGCAATGGAACTGTTCGGCGCGCGCGTGGCAACGCAGTTGATGCCCATGATCAAGAACGGACAGGCCGGATTTGAAGAATTAGCCGCGAAAGCGCAGGAACTTGGCATTGTTATGGGTGAGGATGCGGCATCACAGGCTGAGGAATTCGGCGACACGGTAGACCAGCTGAAAGCGTCATTCATGGGGGTCGTAATCCAGATGGGCCCGGTTATTGCAGACCTTGTTTCGGAGTTTATCCCGACGGTTATTGAGGCGGCGCAAGGTGTCGCAAATTGGGTAAAAGAGCACCACGGTCTTACAGAAAATCTTATCAAGACGGCAGGCGCAATCGGCCTGATAAACCTTGCTATAGGTCCGCTACTTAAGACTCTTCCAGGCTTAGTGTCGATGTTTATTTCGTATAAGACCGTAGCCGCATTGTCTGGGATAGCAGCAGCTACTACCGCTCCGGCTGTGGCGGGCATAGGCACAGCCGCAGCGACAGCCGCCGGACCAGCGGGTGTTGGTGGCCTTGTAGCGGCCCTTGCGGGCGTAGCACTTCCCGTGGCGGCAGGTGTGGCAATTGGGCTTGAATTAACAGCAATAGGGCTGGCCGCATGGGAAACCAAGAAAGCCTATGACGCGCTTGCAGAAAGCGAGGTGGCCACAGCCGCGCGGGAAGACGCGTATATCCAAAAACTGCAACAGCGAGGCGCATGGCTTGACGCTAACGCCGTAAAAGCAATGGAAGGCGTGGCGCAGGCCGCGTATATCGCCGAGGCCGAAAGCGCGGCAGCGGATACTATGGCCCGCGCGTGGTTTGAATATTTCGCCGGGCGCACGGAATCGGAGCAGGAATTTGCGCAGATGCGGAACCTTATGCTGAATGAACAGATCAGCGCGGAGGAAGCGGCGATAGCGGTCAGCAAGGACTTGTCCACACAGACCATCCGCGAATTGATGCAGGCGAATGAACAGCAGACGCAGGCCATGCTTGAACAACTTGGTATCCGTGAACAGGCGGAACTGCAGACAACGTCCGTATTGACAGAGGCAATGATGCAGGCCGCCGCACAGCGCACTCAACTTGACATGGAAGCCAACCACCAGATGTCTATGCAGGCGGCGCAGGCCGCCGAAGAAGCGGCGCGTAGTTGGTTCTCTTGGATTTCCGACGCATGGAACGGTCTGCAACAGTTATTTGGCAAGGCGGCAAGTTTTCAGGATTTGTCTCAAGACCTGTATGCCGCCATGTATCCGCCAGGACCAGGGGAACAGCGCGCGGCGGGCGGGCCTGTGCAATCCAATAAGGGCTATCTGGTAGGCGAGGAAGGGCCGGAATGGTTCCAGCCGAATGTGATCGGCTCGATATTCAACGCGCGCGAACCGGCGTCTATGGTAGGCGCGGGCGCGGGCGGCGTGACCATAAACATATCCGGAGTGAACGTGGCAAGCGATTACGACGTGGACCGCTTAGCCCGCACACTTGGCGACCGGCTGCGGCAACGATTGACGGGCATAGGCCATACGTCAAGTTTCAAGAGGGCATGACATGGCGCATAGTTTTTCTTTCAACGGCACGGACATGGCGACATACGGCATCACCGTAATCGGCGGCAACTGGCCGTTTGCGTCCGTTGGCCTGCACGAAGCCGTGAATATTCCCGGCAAGGTAGGCGGCTATTCGTACACAAATGAGGCAATCCCGCAACAGTTTACAATGGACGTGATCGCCACGGCGGATGACGCGGATGATTTGATAGCCAATATTCAATCATTTGCCGCCGCTACGCCGGTAACAACGAACGGCACTATAACGCTTGACGGGATAAGCAATTACCACTGGGTGGGCCGTCGCATATCACCGATTGAATGCGCGCCGCTTGGCATGAACACGGTTGAATTTACCATCACCTGGCACCTTGACACGCCGGGTCCGATCGCCGGAGGAACATAATAAATGGCGTGGAATCTACTTGAAAACAACGTGCGCGGCACATTGGACGCTGGCATAGATACCGATGACACCGCCGTAAACATAACGCTTGACGCCGGGAGCAAGTCATATCCTGCGGGTATATCCGCATCAACGCCGATGTATCTGACCATCTCGCTTGCCGATAATCCTATGGTAAACGAGATTGTTAAAGTCACCGCCGCCACGGGCGCAAACGTAACAACGATGGTCCGAGCGCAACGGGACACCCTAGCGCAGACATGGGCAGCCGGATCGCGCGTGAGCCTAAACCTGCACGCTGAGGACATTGAGACGCGGCAGGACATATGTAATCCCGGCGCGGGCGCGGTCGGTGCACCGTCCATATACCTGTCCACCGACAAAACCACGGGGCTGTATCGCAGCGCGGCGAACGAATGGGCGCTTACCGTAAGCGGCGTCCAGAAATTCAAATTCAGCGCGTCGGCCCTGACGGTCCCCGCCGGCACCGCCGCCGCGTGTGCGATAAACTTTGGGACCGTTGGCACGGGCCTGTATGGCAGTTCAACCACGGTTGACATTGCCATGGCGGGCACACGGCGCGCGTCGTTCGGAAGCACGACCACGGTATATACTGACCTAACCGTGCAACGCGACGCGGCTTCGGCCATATCATTCTATTCCTACAATGACGCGCCAGCGCACGGGCGCATGAATTTCTGTTCGGCGCGCGGTACGAGCACAAGCCCAGCGAACTTGGACAACGGCGATGAATTGGGCGCGTTGTGGTTCAGGGCGTGGGGCACTGGCACAACGTTCAATTATTTGGGCCGGATTACCTGCTGTGCGACCGAAGCGCACAGTAGCACGGCGGGCGGCTCGCGTCTGGATTTTCAAACGTGTCCGAACACCACGATTTCCCCGGCGGTTGCGATGCGCATAGACCAAGACAAATCAATTACAGGCTACGGCTCCATCAAGGCAACGACAGGACTGGGCGTGTGGAACAAAACACCGCCCGCAAGCAAGCCCGCGATCACGGGCGACATATCCGCATACAACGAAACGACGCTAAAGGCGCTGTTTACCGCGCTTGCGTCGTACGGCCTGATTACCGACAGCACGACAACATAAAGGAAATCACATGGACGAATTACGGGAACAAGCGTTGGAAATACGCGACGCGGCGAATATGATACTTGACGCGCTGGACAAAAGCGCATGGATGGACGCGCTGCAAGATGCGGACGCAACGAAGGCGGCGACGAAGATCAAGAGCAACGCACAAAAGAAACTGGATGCGTTGACCGAAAAACTGGCGAAGATAAAGGACAAGAAATGAACGAACAACAGCAACGAAGTTTTAACGCGATCCTTCAAGCGTTGAATATTTTGGCGAACGCGCACATCACGAACGTGCAGGGGGAGCAGCCCGCGCCGCAACCGGAGCCGCCCGTTGATAAATGAGTGCGAAATAAACTACACCGCATGGTCCGCGCCCGTGTCCGACGAAACAGGCGAGCCGCAATTACCGCTACCGTGGCAAGAATCGGTAGGCGGCAGCACCACCACCACGGGCGTTAAGTGGTGGGTGTACGAGGAAGGCGCCACATGAGTTACGCGCAAGGACTAGAAATACGCTCCAGTGCGGGCGTGCTGCTTGGCGCGGTGACGGACTTTACGAGCGGACAATGGGTGCAAGCCGTCAATGTCGCCGATAAGATTATATTCACCGCGCCTACCGCCACGTTACCGGCGGCTATAGTGCACGGCAACGAGGTATGGTTGCGCCAGGGCGACGCGGGCGGGTTGCGGCGTAAGTTCGTGATTACCGAGATTGCGGAGCGTGAAGGTGAACGCGCGGAAACTGAAGTGATCGGCTACGATTACCTGTCCACGCTTGCACTAACGACGGTGACGGATTATCCAAGTACGACATTGGACGGCACGGACATCAACGTGCGGGCCTACCTGAACGACCTGCTAGCCCTGCAGTCAGTAATCCATTGGGGCACCTATGCGCCCGTGGAAAGCGACTACACACTCCCATATTCCGACCTGCGTATCGACAGCGCCACGCTGCTTGAGGCCTTGCACCGGGTCCGCGCAATCATCGGCGGCATGTTGTGGGTGGACACCAACAAGAAATTACACTGGTATACAAACCGCTTCCCGAAAGTCCCGGCCGGAACGTACACGCTTGACCTTGACCGGAACATGATCGGCTACAGCAAGCGTGACAACCGGATTACAGGCACTCCGGAATTATCGTATGACGTGCAGGTAGTGGACATGTCGCAGATCAGCGGCGAAGACGACGGCATGTTGAACGTGGGCATGCCCGTGACGTTGACACCGACGGGCGAAACGCTGTATATCACCGACATCACCCAAGATTTGCATAGCCCGCTTGCGTTACAGATTGCGGTATCCAGCACACTTGACCTGTCCGGCCGCGCGCCGGATTTGGTAGACGCGATTGTATCCATTGTTGATGATTTGATGGAGGGCGATCGCGAGATAGACGTTATAGACCAGCGGCTGGAGGATTTTATAGACGGATTTGAAGAAGCCGTAGCCGATATTATCGAGGTGGAAGCGCCGCCCATTGTGGACGATGCTATTGCCGCGCTTTACGGTAGTGACATCCAGCCGGTCGCGGCGGCAAACGCGGCGGGCGACAGCAATAAAATAGCGCGAGAGGATCACGAGCACAGCGCGTTTGAGACCGTGCCAACATTCGCCACCACGAAATTTATCCCGTGGTTTGCGCTTGCAAAAGTTTCTTCGATGGATGCGGGCGGCAATACGATACAATGCAATCTCTATAATTGGGCAACGTCAGCATGGGAGACAAGCGCGGTAACGGTGTATAAGCCCTATGTGTTGCGCCCGTCAACATGGGACGGTAACACGTTTAGTTACGTGGATTCCACGTCCGTCTCTTACGATGATACTGATCTTGATATCACTTATCAGCGCAACGCGGACTACGGCGACGACGAAGAGGTGCAAGAAATTACAAGCCCGTATTTTGTCGGAGAATATCTGTGGCTGATGAAAACGCCGGGTGATGTGTGGCACGACATGAACGCGGCGGGACGGCACTGGGGAGCAACGAAATAATGGTAGTGCGTGTGACACGGTCGCCGGGTGGAGTGTTTCGGCGTAGTCCAGGCGGGGTGAGGAGGGGCATTTCGTTTAATAGTGGAACAATAGAAGTTTCTGTATCTATATATGATATTTCGGCGACGGCTGAACTCCTGCCCGCTGATTATGATTTTGGAGTTGCAAGCTATGGGATGTCAGAGGTCCCAGGTGGTCCGGTTAAGTTTTACGTTGATTTGGGGACTTTCAGTGCCGGAACGTTTAGCTTAAAAACTATATACGGCTCCGAGAAGGTTATTCGTCGCACATTGGATACAAGGACGGTTGGTGGGCCGCAGTCATATGTTTACCACACCAGCACAAACCCGTATGCACAGTGGTCTTCTAGTAGATTCGGCGGCGGCGCAACTATAATGTGTACGGACAGAATAGTAGCTACTGGAAGTCCAGGAATTGGAACGAATTCTGTTGGACTTGTTACGCCGCAAACCAAGCGCAGTTTCAGGTACACAATTAACAGAATAGGGTATTGGACACCAGGATTAACCAGAACGATTAGCACAGACAAGCATGGCATAATTGCAACCATGACGGACAGTTCTGAGTCTCCATTGACCATAGATATAAGCGACCTTCCACACGTTGACGCTCCCTCTTTTGGCCCAGAGGAAGATGTAAGAAGTTTAGCCTATATTTTCGATGCTGCACCTATCGACACGGTTTATGACGAACCGTTAGGATGGTATGGGGATAAAGGATGGTATGCGACAAGCTGGGCTTATCCTCACAGTGGCTTAGGAAGGTATCATCTTTATTATCAGGAACAACCGGCGCCGCCGGTTGAAAATTTTAAAGGAAACATTACAATCTCGGCGGCAAGTTGAGTGTGTTATAATCTATGCGCCGTGGCGTTCGCGTCCGGCCCTCGCGTGGTTCGTTTCCCTTCGGCGCGCGGGCCCTGACCTCCACCGGGGCGCGTAACCCCAGCCCGACGCTGCCGCCCGTGCGTAGTATGCGCGCCTGATCACCGCGCCGCGCGGGGCACCACGGCAGCGTCTCTTTTGTGTCGCCACGAAAATCCAGCGCGCCCCGCCGGATTTTCAAGCACCGGACTTGTAATCTAGGTTACAAGTTTTCGCGCGAACCAACAAATAAAACTAGTCAGTTCGCGCGTTTTTTAGTTGCCCGCGCGCGTTTCGCCCAATGTTTACGGGCTTTTTTGCACGAAAAAAATAAGTGAAAAAAGACTTGACTTTGTATAAAGTTTATGGTATACTGATTATAGAATTTGAATGAGAGCGCAACCGAAGAAAGGGATTACAAAATGTGCAAACACAGCACAACGGCAGACAACGGACGGTCGAACGGCAAGTACAAGGGCGTGTGCATCCGCGCCGATTTGCGGCTGGCGATCTACCTGCGTGACCGCTTCACCTGCCTGTACTGCTGCAGGGATTTGCACGGCGCCGCCCCCACGGATATCACGCTTGACCACCTGGTCCCCGATTCCAAGGGCGGCTCGAACGATCCGCGCAACCTGATCACCGCTTGCCGCTCCTGCAATTGCAGCCGCCAAGACAAGCCGCTCAGCCGTTTCGCCGGACCCGAAGCGCGGGCGCACATCAAGCGCAACCGCAAACGCGCGATCGCAAAATATCGCAAACTGGCCAAGGCAATCATCGCGGGCGAAAGTGACGACCCGCGCAAATAACACAACGCCCCACGGGGCAGGAAAGAGAATGACATGAAAACGAAACGCATAAAAGTCGAGACAACAAACACGGTCCACGGATGCCTGGAGCAGGGCGGGGTGTGCGGACTGATCGAATCCTATCCCGCCGACGAGGTCACCAAATATTTGAGTAATTGGGCGGACCTGCTGGACGATGAGACGGGCATGCTGGACGGGACGTATGGCGATGCCGAGACCGGCTATTGTGCGATCGGCGACGTGTTGCGCGAGCGTGCCGCCGGGCGGCATGTGGTGCGGCGCGGGACTATTATCGAGTAGCAGAGCGGCGGGGCCATGCGCCCCGTTAATGCGCCCCGGCGCGACAACCACCCGCCCCCGGGAAAGGGCGGGCGATAAGAAAAGGAGACGAGATCATGACGTACTTACATTACAAAACAAAAAAGGATGCTCCCTACGATCCAAATAATATCCTCCCAGGTAACGTATACGGATATAGGATAAGCGAGTCCTGTCGATTTTTAGACTGTGCGATAGCGGCTCTGGATAGACAGATACATCTTCCTGTAAAACTACGGACAATCGTGGATCAATTAAAGCGGGGGGAACAGATCGCTCTCACACATAATGAGGGCGTAGTCAATGAGATCATAGATAATCTGTATCGGCTACAAGATGATATCCCTGATATTGCAAAGCCCAAAACTAAAGCAGACGCGGCAGGATATATGATCTGTGCGTTAACTTATTTTCGTGATCCGCAGGGGCCACCATACGGGCCTGATGTAGATTCTGCTCGGGCGGAATATAAAGCACTGGTCCAAAGTATTATAGAGGAACACACTCATGAAGCCTGACACCAAATCCACCCTGCTCACCCTCCTTGCCTCCACCACCGAACCGCGCTGGACCATCTCCGCCATAGCCCGCGCTGCCGGCGTCCCGTGGTGGGCCGTGCGTCGGTACGTGCGCGAGCCCGGCGCGGGGCTGCGGGAAGAATACCAGGCGCGACTGGATAAGTTCGCGCGGAGGATAAAATAATGGAAGGCTCTGTCTACGCATGTCATGGTCCGTACGGACGCGCGGAGGTGTTGCCTGTTATCGGTGACCGTTATGCAATTTACCGCTGGCATAACGGCGGGCTATATGTCGAGGGCACATGTACCGCGCTTGAAGACGCTAAAAAATGGGCGCGCGCCGTGACGGGATGCAAGCATGGCAATGATACATAATCGCCGTTTCGCCCTGCATTTACAGTGTTTTCACGCGGGTGAAAAAAGTCTTGACATTGCGTGAAACTTGTGATACAATCCGTTTAGTTTGAAGATTGCAACCTCAACCGAAGGAAAGGAACCCATGAAAACATTACGACAACGAAGGATTGAAGCGGGCCTGACACTGGAGCAGGTCCGCGACGCCACGGGCTTATCTATCGGCTTGCTGTCCGGAATGGAGGCCGGCTGCAAGACGATCACGGAACGGAGCGCGCGGCGGCTTGCTCCCGTGCTGGGGCTGAAAAAATGGCATGTGCTTGTGAGGGTCGAAAAATGACCACCACACAGCAAGCCTGGACCGACGCGCTTGAATGGCGCGCGCGGCTGGAGTACTGGGCCGAGCACAAGCACGAGGCAGAACGGCTGGACGGCTGCGTCGTGCGGATTGACCGGCCGGACGACGGCATCCCGCGCAAGCGCGTGGCGATTGTCGTCAAAAATTGGGGGCGCGAAACATGACTGTGACCATCCCCATTGAAGCATGGAAGTTTTTAAGGGAAAGCCGGTGCCTCGGCTACGACGACAATCGGCCCGTCGAAATGGGCGTGCCGCTTGAAGTCGATGGACACCCGGTATTGTGCGAGCGCGGCATACACGCAAGTCGCCGCGCAATCGACGCGCTGCAATATGCGGAATCGGCTATTGTTGCGCGCGTGGCGTGTGAGGGCGAGATCGTGGAGGGCGCCGACAAACTCGCCTGCACGCGCCTCACCCCGCTTGCGATTTTCGACGCCACCGACACGCTCCGCCATTTCGAGCGGCTGTGCGCGCTAGATGTGATACATTTGTGGGATGCGCCGGAAATTGTGCGGCGGTATTTGGAGACTGGCGACGAGAGTATCAGGGTCGCCGCATGAGACGCCGCATGGGCCGCCGCACGGGCCGCCGAACGGGACGCCGCACAGGCCGCCGCATGGGCCGCCGCGCGGGCCGCCGCATGGGCCGCCGCGCGGGCTGCCGCATTGGCCGCCGCATGGGTTGCCGCATTGGACGTCGCACAGGCCGCCGCATGGGCCGCCGCAGGGGTTGCCGCAGTGGGCGTCGCACCGGCCGCCGCATGGGCTGCCGCACAGGCTGCCGCACAGGACGCCGCACGGGAAGACGCATTGGCCGCGCAAAACGTGCGGCTGGAACAAATGCTGACCGAACGAATGGAAAGGGAAAAACATGATTGACCACACGAAAATCAACGGTGGCGACCTGGACCGCCACATTACCAACGTTCCCGACGGCATCCCCGCCGAAAAACTGGAAGCCGCCACGGAA